ACACTGTGGTCTAATCTATCAGCGTGATGTAGCAGGTATCGTGGAAGCCATTGGCCCACAGGTACAAGTTACTGGTGGTGATGTGTCTGTACTTTATCAAGGTGACGTACTTGTAGGTCGTCTTGCAATGGGTGCTGGAACACTTAACCCAGCCGGTGCTATTGAATTAACCTCTGCTCGCTCATAATCATGTCACTTAACCCTGGAACATCTACAACTATTACTAGAGTTAAAGGGAACGGTGCTAGCCTTAGTGGGATAGGTCAAGTTGACAAATCAGTAACTAAGAACCCACCTACTCCTCTGGAGTATGGTAGGAAGCATTTGAGTCCTGCTAACATAGGAACAGTTTCATAACAATATAATACTATGGCAGCTCCAACAGCAGTTGGTGAGTACGGTTCCTGTCAAGGAACAGAGACCCGTCTCTCACCTTCAGATACAAGTGGATCAGGTTCAGCATCAGCTGTAGCCTCCACAACTAAAAACTTAAGACTAGCATATGCAACAGTAGGTTCATCAGGAGTAACTGATACCTGCGCTACAGTTGCAGGCCAGTATACTTAACACAATAAGGGGGGACTTCGGTTCCCCTTTTTTTATTTATAATTCTTAACTATGACTACCACAACCGTTGATATCGATACCGAACTATCCGCAGTCAATGCGATTCTTGGTAGCATTGGGCAGGCTCCTATTAATGGATTAGACTTTGCGAACCCAGAGATATCATTTATATATAATCTGCTCAAAGAAGTTAACCAAGATGTACAGAATGAAGGCTGGACCTTTAATCTAGAATATCATATAAAAAATTCAAACAAAGATTCTACTAATAAATTCGTTATAGACTCAGATGTTGTACGAATAGATAATGAGGATGCATGGGACAAGACTCGTGATTTTGTAAGGCGAAAGGATAGTGATGGGCTATGGAAACTATACGATAGAGTTAATCATACATTTGAATTTCCAGATGATGATTACTTCTATGTAAATTATGTAAGACTATTAGAATTCGAAGATATACCGACAGTATTCCAAAGGTATATAATATATAAAGCATCAGGTAGAGCAGCTGTACAGTTAGTGTCTAATGCAAATCTACAGAAGATGCTAGCAATATACGAACAACAAGCTAGAGCTGCTTGTATGGAATACGAATGTAATCAAGGTGACCATAACTATATGGGATGGCCTGATGAATCAGCTTATCAATCATATAAACCTTATCAATCACTGAGAAGATAATGTCAAGTGTTACACAAAAAATACCTAGTTATGTACTAGGGATATCGACACAACCAGATGAGAAGAAAGTACCCGGCCAAGTTGTTGATTTAGTTAATGGTGTACCTGATGTTGTTACTCAATTAACTAAACGTCCGGGTAGCCAATTAGTTAATACATTATCACCATCTACTGCAGCAAATGCTAAGTGGTTTAGTATTTATACTAAGAGTGATGAACAGTATATTGGACAATGTGCTGCAGACGGTGTTGTTAAAGTATGGAGATGCAGCGACGGTGTTGAGATACCTGTTGATTATGCTGATGTTGCTGGAACAAACAAAGCTACCTACTTAGATAACACTGCATTATCAGATGAGAAGTCTTCTGATATACAAGCACTAACAATAAATGAAACAACCTTCTTTGTTAACAGACGTAAAGCTGTACATATGAAGAGGGGCACAGGTGATCTATCTCCTGCTCAATTGAATGAAGCTTATATATCTTTAGATACTATTGCCTATGGTAAGCAGTATGCTTTAGATATATTTGATCCATCAAGTAATACTACCTATACACATACTAGAGCTACATCACTTTCAGTTGATGAATCTACCTCTTATAGTGGTACATCTAATGGTGACTGCTTAGGTATGGGTAGAGAGGTAGTTAATATAAGTACAGGTACAGATAAGTTTGGAACCTCACCACCTAACATGAGTGCTAATGGTAAGTCCAGACTTAGGTATGAGATGGATACAAGATGCACACCACAGATAACAGCAGATAGTAATAATGATACTGTTGATAATTATCATGACACATACCAACCATTTGTTAAACTACAGTTTGGTGGAGAAGGATGGGCAGTAAATGATACTCATCAATATACATCAGAGAAGGGTTTAACTACCACAGTAAAAGTAAAGAGTGTTGTTAATATAGTTTCTAGAGCTAATGTAGCTGCTGTACGTCCATCTTGTACATCATCATCAGCTGAAGAACATGTGTCTTCTGGTGGTATTCTAGGTGATTTAAAGACTACATTAGATGCTATATCTGGTACAGGTATTACAGCTACAGTATGTGGAAATGGTATTCATTTGTACAGAGCTACTCCATTTGGTGTAACATCACCTGAGAAACAGTTAATGACTGTTACTACAACTGAGGCTAATAACATAGCTGATCTACCACGTGTGTGCCGTCATGGATATACAGTTCGTATAGTTAACAGTGGTGAAGATATGGATGATTACTACCTACGGTTCCAAGCTGAAGGTATAAGTGCATCAATTTCTAAAGCTGCTACATATTCTAGGTCTGGTACTACAGTTAGTGTAGCATCTACAGCTCATGGGTTAAGTAATGGTGATAAAGTATTTATTGACTTCACTAGTGGAGCAGCAGGAGACGGTCTATATACAGTCTCTAACGTATCTACTAACGCATTTGATTTAGCTAGTAATACATCATCTGGTACTATTAGTGCAGGTGAAACTTGTACATATACTCCAGCTCGCTTCGGAGAGGGCGTGTGGGAAGAGGTAGCAGCTCCTGGGATAACAACTACCTTAGACGATGATACAATGCCTCTGAAGCTCACCAGGGTACTTCCTGGGACTTTCTCTATTAATGGTGGTGGTTCTACTTCTTATGCTAACGGTGCCTTTAGGTTTGGATATCCAAATTGGGGTGAGCGTGACGCAGGTGATGATATAACAAACTCAGAACCTTCTTTCATTAGTTATCAAGATTCAGCTGGTAATTGGAGTTATAAATATATTCAAAAAATGATATTCTTTAGGAATAGAATTGCCTTACTTAGTGAAGAAAATATAATTCTATCTAGAGTTAATCAATTCTATAACTTCTGGGTTAAGACAGCTATGGCTATCTCTAACGCAGATCCTATTGACCTACAATCTAGTTCTACATATCCAACAAAATTATATGATGCGGTAGAATCAAATGCTGGTTTAGTTGTATTTAGTGCTAGTGAACAGTTCCTGTTAAGTTCAGGTGCTGAAGCATTACTGACACCTGAAACTGCAAAGATTACTTATGCATCTTCATATGCTTTTAACCCTGATACATCACCTATATCATTAGGTACTACTATAGGTTTCATAAACAACACAGCTAGAGAATCTAGGTTCTACGAAGTTGCAGGTATTTCTACTAGAGAAGAACCTCAAATAATGGAACAAACTAAAGTTGTTGGAGCTTTATTTCCACAAAATGCTAGTTTAGTATGTGGTTCTACTGAAAATGATATACTTCTATTTGCGGTAGATAGTACCTTACACACTGCTTCCAATGAAGTATGGGGTTATAAATGGTATGAATCTGGTAAAAAACGTTCTCAATCAGCATGGTTTAGATGGACATTACCAAACAATGTTGTCTATCATACGATATTAGATGACGTATATTATGCAGTATTAAATACTGGATCAACATTTACACTAGAAAAATTTGACATAAAATTAACTTCAGATACACCTATGATAGGTTCTGTACCTGATGAAAATAGGGTACATTTAGATACCAAGAAAACTATAGCCACAGGTGATTTAACTTATAATGATTCAACAGATGTTACTACATTTACGTTAGGCGCAGGATACTATAGTACTAAGACCTTAACTACCTATTGTATACAGGCTGGTAACTCAGCAGGTAGAAGTTACGATATACCAGAGAAAATTGTTGTTGGTGGAGTAGAGCAAGATAGCATTACTGGTACCGCCCCAAATACTTCTAGTAATGTAGATAATATTACAGTTAATCATGTAAATACAACTGCTGAAACTATAACTCTAGCAAATCATAATTTAACTACAGGAGATGCCGTAGTATATAAAGCACCTACTACATCAGGTGGCTCAACTGTAGGAGGTCTGTCTGATGGTACTACATACTATGCAATTGTAGTTGACTCAACAACTATTAAACTTGCAACTTCTTCAGGTAATGCTACAGCTGGTACAGCAGTTAATTTGACTGCCACAGGACAAGGTACTAGCACATTGCAAGTACTTACAGGTTTGATTGTAGGATATGAGTATGAGTTTGAAGTTGAATTACCTAGAATATTTATTACACAACAATCTGGAGAAAGTATAAAAACACAGACTAGAGGATCATTAGTTATCCATAGAATGAACTTTGACTTTGGAGATGTAGGGGTCATCGATGTTACTTTGAAACGTAGAGGAAGACCTGATTATACATATACAGTAGAATCATTAGAATGGGATAATGTTAAAGCTAGTACTGCAACAATCGCATCTAATTATATACATACTATTCCAGCTTATGAAAGAAATGAAAATCTAACAGTATTATTAAAATCAAATCACCCATCTCCAGCTACAATTAATTCAATGAATTGGGAAGGAGATTACTCACCAAGATATTATCAAAGTGTCTGATTACATTCACCCAATTACAATTGAGGCTGCTGTTGAAGTGGCCTCTAATCTTCGACCTGATGATTATAGAGAAGTGTTTGAAGGCCATGGCCATTTCCCACTTTTCCATATACCACAGGCTGCTTTCAATGGAGATGCTATATATTTTAAAGTGCCAAACGGCAAGACTGCCGGATTGGCGGG